ATGACGTCGAGTCTCGTGGGCTCGGAGATGTGTATAAGAGACAGATACGGCACAGCAAGCCTAAAAGAAAAACTGGACAGCACAGACCTAAGCTTAATAACAAACTTCATCCCTTACTTTGCAGGCGTAAACGGAGACAATATAAGCGGAGCGAAACCAGGACAGGTATACACCGAAAAAGACGATAGCCTGCACCCAGTACTTGGCGCAGACATGAGCAACATAACAGCCGCAACCATCAACGAGCTACGGCAGGCAATCGCAGTGCAACACATTATGGAAAGAGATGCACAAACCGGCACGCGGTACAAGGAAATCCTGCAAGGAGCTTGGGGCGTCACCAGTCCAGATGCACGGCTTGACCGATCGGAATACATCGGCGGATATAGACTGCCTATCAACATCAATCAGGTCATTCAGACATCTAGCACGAATTCGACGAGTCCGCAGGGCAACACAGCGGCATTCTCCATGACCACGATGAGCCGGAACATGGCAACGTACAGCGCAACGGAGCATGGCTTCATCATCGGTCTGGCAGCGGTGCGAGTTGATCACAGCTATCAGCAGGGCCTTTCTCGAATGTGGACACGCAGCACACGCTTTTCCTACTATGACCCGATGCTTGCAAACCTCGGAGAACAAGCAGTACTCAATCAGGAGATCTACGCACAAGGCAACGCACAAGACGAGGAGGTGTTTGGGTACCAGGAGGCCTGGGCCGACTATAGGTACCGAACCAACATGATAACGGGAGAAATGCGCAGCACTTACAAGCAGACCTTGGACGCGTGGCACTACGCGGACAAGTATACGAGTCTCCCAACTCTCTCAAGCGACTGGATTAAAGAGGGCACAGAAAACATTGACCGGACTATCGCAGTTCAAAGCGACAACTCCCGTCAATTTATCTGCAACTTCTACTTCGACCAGACCTGGACAAGGGCAATGCCTATCTACAGCATCCCGGGCCTTGATACCATCTAAGGAGGAAGCACAATGGCAATCGGGCTAATGGGCCTTGTCAAAGGCGGCCTAACTCTGGCAAACACACTATATGGAATCTACAGCGCAATCAAAGGAAGCACCAGCAGCGCCAAAATGCAGGGTAGTATGAACACGACTATCCAGAGCGGGACAACCATGGGAAGCACCGCACAGGACACTACAAGCGCAGGTGGGAGCGTCCAGACCGGCAACACAAGCGCACTGGGAAATCTGCTGGCAACAGCACTCGGAACGCCGACCGGCAACAATGCTCAAACCGCAGCGGACTTCAACGCAGCGAACGCAAAAACTGCCAACGACTTGCAGACCGGTACATGGATGATGAGCAATCTTCTCAACATGGGAAACGCTCTAGCATCCAATGCAATGAGCGCAGCGAGCCAAAGCAGCGCAATGCGATACAACTCCGCTGAAGCCCAAAAACAAAGAAACTGGCAAGAGCGAATGGCCAATACCAGCTATCAGAGAGGCGTGGCAGACCTTAAAGCAGCGGGATTGAATCCTATCTTAGCAGCCTATAACGGATATGGGGCACAAACGCCATCAGGAGGCTACGGAAGTCTCGGTGGCGGTCAGACCTTCGCACACGCTCAGGCTCTGGCAGCACCAGCAGCCAAAAACGCAACCATGCAGGCAATGTATGACTACGGCAACAACACCGCACAGATCGTGCAGAACTTTCAAACGGCCATCAACAACGCGAAACAAAGTTCTGACTACTGGACAGCTGAGCACCTCGAACAGATGCAACAGCAAACCGTAAGCAGCAGCGCAAAAACCGTTGGCCAGCTGGGTGAGCGGATGGACAGCACCACACAGCAGGAACAGAAAACCGAAGGTCACCAGTTCAAGAACGAAGGGCGACTTGACGCAGGCCTTGGAGCAAAAGGCCAATTCAACTTACTGCCGGGTCTTCCGATGCTTCCATAAAATAGTTGACAAGTGGAGAAAAGAGGTGTATATTATGAGTGTACCAATCACACACTTAGCTAGGAGGCTAGTATGAGAACGCAGATCACGAAGAGATTTAATATCAATTTAACACAAAAGGAAGAAAGAGCACTAGAGCTTCTAACGGAAGAATACGCTAATCGGAACTGGAAAGGAAACCAAAGCGACATCATCCGAGAAGCAATAGTAAGCTACTGCAAGGAATGTACCGGAATCGACATAAACAAATTTAGCAACATTTGTCCATGAAGTTTTTTATGAAAACAGCAAAAATTGTGTCAGTAAGCCCCTATAACATCAAGAAGGCTATAGGGGCTTACTGAGGGGAGGTGCAGCAAAACAATATGTCATGCACAAGACCGCTGGTTAGATTCAGCGACGGAAGAGTCTGGAAACTGAAAAAATTCCTAGAAGTCAACGACAAAGGGATAATAAAAGACTACTATGACCAAGTAGCAGAAATCAAAAACGAAAGGTATGTTTTAGAAGCTCTCAAAAGAAACCATGCACAGCTGCTACCATGCGGACAGTGTCCAGCGTGCAAAATGACAGCAGCATCCAGCTGGGCAAACAGAATGGAGATGGAGCTGCCATATCATAAAAACGCATGGTTTCTGACGCTAACATACGACGACGATCATGTACCGTGGAGCTACAATAACGAACTGGGCATAGACATAAACACAGGGGAAGTAACCGTAGAAAACCTTACGCTCAACTTCAAAGACCTGCAAGACTTCTGGAAACGCTTGAGAAGATACATGGAATACCATGGAACGGCAGAATACGAAATCATAGTGGAAGAAGATGGAACACAAAAGCTAAAGCCAAAATTCTGCTACTTCGCAAGCGGAGAGTATGGAGGTAAAACCAAAAGACCACACTACCATGCAATCGCATACGATATACCAATCAAAGAAAACGAACTCAAGGTATACAAAAAGAAAAACGGCATAGTCTACTACAATTGCGAATGGCTAAACAAAATCTGGGGAAACGGTCATCTAGTCATAGCACCAGCTGAATGGAAAGCAATGGCCTATACAGCAAGGTACACCACAAAAAAGATATACGGCAAAGGAGCGAAAGAAAAGTATCTGGAAATGGGAATCCTTCCAGAAAAGTGCCTCATGAGCAAAAGCCCAGCAATTGGAGCAAGATACTACTACGACCACGCAGCGGAAATCTACGAAAAGGACAAAATCCAGCTGAAAAACGGAAAAGTATGCAAACCGCCAAGGTACTTTGATAAACTCTTCGATTTAGAGCACTCAGAAGCAAAACCACTATCTGATAAAGAAATAGAAGGAATGGAAGACACAACAATAAAAGCCGAGTCTGAAGAACTGAAAGCAATCAAAAGAGAACGTCGAAAAATCGCAAACGACACACTCTTTGCCCAGCTCAAGCAAACCGGCTTAACTATGCAAGAGTATTATAACCTGAAAGACGCAAAAATGCAAGAACGCTTTAAGAAACTTATCCGGGAAGAGATCTAGCGGCCACAGCGCTCGAAAAGCAGAGCGAAAGGAAAATCAAGCTGGAGAACGACAGAATAGAGGACACTGGACGGCGTAGTCACGGAAAGCTACGCCGTCCTTTTCATTCGGTGCACCAGCGCCGACCGGACGGCCATCTAAGCAAAGTTCTACTTGACAAGTGTATATTTTAGGTGTATAATAAAGGTGTAGAAAGGAGCTGTTAATATGAAGCAATGGAAATTTTTAGCATACGTCTACTACAAGAACGGCGTAACCGAACTAATACCATGGCTAGAAACAACAGCAGACGCAAAAGAGAAAGCAAAGAATTACAGCAAACTTGACGAAGTAAAAGAAGTGAAACTATACAGAATTGACAAAACATTCGAATTCTAAACCAAAAAACGTGAGATTGACGAAAGTTGACCTTGCGTTTTTTTTTTTTTTAGTAAAATTGACATAGGGGAACCGGCGTCCAAATGTAAAGGAGGAATGCTCTGCCTCCAGCGCTGGCGAACCGGTGGTATTTGCACAAATCAACCACAGAAAGGAGGTGCTGCCATGATCACTTTGAAAGACATCCGCGGAATTTTTAATCAGTTAAGGAAGATCCTTGCGATGCTGGACAAGATCTATCACGCCATGGGACTGGATAAGGACTGTCTCTTATACACATCTCCGAGCCCACGAGACTCGACGTCATC